GGGCTGGGCCATCCCACGGCGGGTCAGCCCGCAAACCAGCCCGACTTTCAGCCCGAAAGGTAGTGCCACATGGCCCGTAATCCGCGCGCGTTGTCGCCGTCCGAAGCCCGCGAACAGGCGGCCGAGTATTTCGGTTTCGCAGCCAGCGAGTACATCAAGGTCGGCGGCGAGCAGTTCGAGATCCCGAACCCCGGTTTGATGGACGACGAACAGCTCGAGCGTTACGAGGAACTGCAGGATTCCCTGCGGCACCTTGACCACGACGAGATCGAGCGCCGCAGCGCCATCACCGGCGAGGTGATCGTGCACCCGGTGACCGGGCAGCCTGTTGTCGACAAGGTACTGATCGAGCCGCACCGCAAAGGGGGAGAACTTGTTCGCCCGCCTTATGCGGTGCGGCTCGCTATTGCGTTGTGGGGCCAGGACGGCTACGACCGCTACGTCGAGAAGTGCAAGGCGGCGGGGGAGAAGCCGAACTCGGCTTTGATCCCGGTCATCTGGCGGAAGATGCAGCGTCAGTTCACCGAACGGCTGGCCCAAGACTCCAAAAGTGCAGACCGCACTGATGGTGATGAGGCTGTACCCGACGGAGATTGAGTCCGACCTGTCGGCCTATCACCAGCGCAGTATCGGCGACTGGTGGCAGGGCCGCATGTCGTCCCGGCACCTGTTGGTGTTGCTGCGTCATCTGCCTGAGAGATCGGCGTACAAGACCGAGGCGGAACGCGACGGCGAATGGCCGGCGAGTGTCCGCATGCTGCAGACCGGCGTCAACGAATTGTCGAAGCTGCGCGCGTCGTATCACGGCATGCACGGTTCCCAGTACGAGCCGATCCTGTGGATCTCACCCGGCGAACTGCGCGCCCAGTCCGACGAGGCCGAGGTCGGCCAGGAACTGCAGGAAGACCTGAGTAACCAGATGTTCGGAAGGAGCTGACGTTGTCGAACGACAAATGCTCCATCGAAGGCTGCACCAGAGGCGTCTATGCCCGCAACGTCTGCGCTGACGGCTGGTGCCGCAGCCATCATTTGTCGTGGCTCAAATACGGCGACCCGCTTGTCGGGTTCCAGCGCGCGTTTGACGAACGGATCGACAAGTCGGCCGGCGCTGACGGTTGCTGGAATTGGGTCGGCGCGTTGCTGCCGAACGGCTACGGCTACTTCCATAGCAAGTACCCGCACCGACTTGCGTATGAGATGGCAAACGGCCCGATCCCACCAAAGATGGAGATCGACCACACATGCCACAACCGCGCGTGTGTCAATATCGCGCATTTGCGCTTGGTTACTCCCAAACAGAACAAGGAGCACCGCCAAGGAGCGCAACGCAATAACGCGTGCGGCATTCGCGGCGTGCGCTTGATGAAACACGGGCGCTGGCGCGCTGTCGCGCGGCACAACGGCAAGGATGTCTACATCGGCATGTACGACACGGCCGAAAAGGCGGCTGAAGCTGCGCGCCAAAAGAGGATGGAACTCTTCACGCACAACGACCTAGATCGGCAGACGGCCTAAAATGTCGGTTTACCTCGATATTTTGGCTCGGCTCGATGACAAGTCCGCCGAACGCGCCGCGGAAGACGCCAAAAAGTTCTTCAGCGAGCATGGCCGTCAGGCCGGCACCGAGTTCTCCAATCAATTGTCCGCCGCGGTAGCCAAGGGCGACAAGGACGTCGAGAAAGCGCTGTCGGGTTACCAGCGATCGTATCGGTCCCTGCAGGACATGATGGGCAACGTCCGCAGCGAACAGGTCAAGCTCAACGACGCGGTGGAGAAATTCGGCGCCAATTCCAGCCAAGCCGTTCGCGAAGCCGAACGCATGGAAGCGTTGCACCGCAAACTTGCGGACGCGACCGCGGCGGCCGGTGCGTCGCATTCCAAGCTCGAGATGGCGGTGCGCGGGTCCACCGGCGGGTTTCAACAGCAGTTCTTCACCCTGCAGAACCTGACGTCGGCGCTGGAAGCGCATTCGGAGGTCGCCGGTTCGGCGATGTCCCGCCTGGGCGCGATCGGTTCCCAGTTGGGCGTCGACATTTCAGCCGGCGCGGTCGTCGCGGCCGGCGGTATCGCCGCGATCGGCGGCGCGGTCTACGAAGCCACGTCGAAGCTGTACGACATGGGCGAAAGCTGGGCGCGCCTGGGCGACAAGATCACATTCACCACCGGTAAAGCCGGTGACGAGGTCAAGGCGATGACCGATTCGATCGCCGACATCTCCACCAAAACTGCGGCGCCGATCGACACCATCGCGTCGTCGTACACCCAACTGCTGCGCCTCAAAGGCTTGCAGGGCGACACCCTGAACGACCTGACGCACCAGATCTCCGATTACGACCAGATGTCGAAGGAGTTCGGCGACGGTGATCCGCTGAACGTCAAAACGTTCACGCGTGTCATGCAGGAGTTCAACGTCCCCGCGTCCCAGATGTCGGCCGACCTGAACGCGATCTACGCAGCAGCACAGGACGGCCAGGTGCCGATCAACGAACTGCTGCAGACGTTGCAGGAAGCCGGTCCGGCCGCCGACATCGCCGGGTTGAACTTCGGGCAGTTGACCAATGTCGTGGCCAAGCTGGACGAGGCCGGCGTGAACGTCGACAAGTCGCTGTCGGCGGTGCGGATGGCGGTCGGCAACCTGGCCACCGATTCGAAAAAGATCGAGAAATTCATCCACTTCGCGCCGGATGAAAGCGAACTGGACAAGCTCAAAGACGTTATTCAGCAGATCCAGCAGTACCACAAGGACGGCAACCAGGCCGCCGCCGACGGGCTGGCCATCGCCGCGTTCGGCAAGAAAGCCTGGACCGACGTCGGCGACGCAATCCTGCAAGGCAAGCTGAACGTCGATGACCTGAACACGTCGACTGCCACTGGTGGCAACAACATCGAAAAGGCGCGCGACGCCACCAAGCGACTCAATGACGACTGGGAGATCACCAAGAACCGCGTCGTCGAGGCACTGAAGCCGTTGTCCGAAAACGTCTTTGAAACCCTGGACAAGGGTCTGGAGTCGTTCAACGACAAGCTGCAGACGATGATGAACGACTGGCAGGTCGGCGATCATCTGTTCGACCGTCGCAGCGCGTTCGGCAAGATTATGAGCTTCCTGGGCATCGACACCGGTGGCCCAGATATCGTGTCCGGCTCGACCGCCTACGGTCAGGGCAAAGCCAGCGTGGGAACGCACGCCGGCGATTCAACGCCATCCGCACTGCCGCCCGCTCCGACCGGCACCAGCGCGAACGACGGCGGTTCGACGACTAGTGGCAGCAGCGGCAAGTCGAGCAAGCCGGACATCCCGTACAGCCAGTATTCGATGTCCGACATCCCCGCGGGCAGTTTTCCCGGCGAGATCCCGGTCACCGTCCCAGGCAGCGTCAAACGCGCCGGCGTCGGCCCGGGATCATGGGACGTGGACCCGCAGCGGGTGTTCGACGCGCAAAGCCGCGCCACCGACGAAGGCCACCGCCTTGAGGAAGCCCGCGCGCGGCTGATCGAGCTCCAGGCCGACACCAACGCGAAAGCCCAAGACATTCAACGGGCCAAGGATGACCTGCAGCGCCAGGAGCGGTCCTACGCCGAAGCGCAAGCGAAAGTGCTTGACGAACAGCAAGGCACCTGGAAGAAAGCCGAAACCAACCTCAAGAAGTTCAACAAAAGCCTGGACGATTTCGGCGCGTCGATCGACAAGGACTTTGGCCTGTCCAAGGGATTGTCGGGTGTTGCGGAAAACCTGACCAAGTTCGTCGCCAACCTGGCGTTCGCACCCGTCATGGGCGCGCTCGGCGCGGTTCGCACCGCGGGCGGCGGTGGCGCCGGTCCCAACGGCACGCAAGGGCTGTTCGGGCTAATGTCGCTGGCAGTCAATGGTGGATCGGTTTCCGACGGCAGCACCCGCTCGGAAATGACCGTGCAAACGCCGTCGGTAATTATTAACGGAACGTCATCGCTGGCACTGTCGGGATCTAATTCTTATATATCCGGCAAAGGTGGCGGGCCGGGAATGTCCGCTTATTTGTCTGGAAAGTCGGGCGTCCCGATCGACGCCGCCGCGTACCGCTCATTGGTTGGCCCCGGCGGCCCCGGCACCTCGCCTAACGGCTTTCCGCTTTACGCGCCCGAGCAGAATTTCTCAGTCAATGGCGTGTCTTCGCAGGGCGCAGCCGGTGGTCCGGCAGCCAAGTTAAAAGCGTTTGCGCAGTGGTTCAACGACAACATCGAGCCGGTTAAGGAATTGGCCGGTTACGACGCGGGCGGTCACCGTCTGGGCACTCAGTCCAACCACACCTCGGGCACTGCGCTGGACATCAACTGGGATGACTTTAGCGCGCTGCAAGGCCACGGCGCAGATGCGCGTTCTCATTTTTCGCAAGCGCAAATGCAAGCGATCAGTCAACAATTGGCCGCGATGGGCATGACATGGGGCCAATATTGGACTCCAGATTCCCGCGACCCGGGACACTTTGAGCTAAGTGGCGCGCCTTACGCACACGGCGCGCAAAACATTGCCGCGTTGCCCGGTCAGCCAGCAGGTCAACAGTTGGTGTCAAATAACACTACTGGCGGCGGCGGGGCCGGCACCAGCCGCGGCGGCAGTCGCGGCATGGCACCACAGGCGTTCATGGGCACACCCGGCGCCACCGGGGCGCCCGTCGACGGGTCGCTGGGCCCGGCGCTGACACCCGACGGCCTGCCGAAGCAGATGACCGGCACCGGTCAAGGGCTGAGCCTGTCCGGCGGCGGCATTCTGGGTATCGCCACCCAGGGCGTCTCGGCTGCGGCGGGCGCCGGCGGCATGGCGCTGGACGCGATGGCACCCGGCGCGGGTGCGGCGGCGGGAATCGCCGCGCAGATCGGCATGCAGGAAATCCAGCGCGGCATCACCTACGGCGCACAGGTCGCAGGTATCGCCGCCAGCGGTTTGATGCAGACGTTCATGCCCAACGCACCGACGTCGGGCTGGGGCGCGAAACTGCTCGGCGGCATCATGGGCGCGCACCCGCAGACGTCCAATACCGCCGACAAGTCCCAGCAGGGCCAAAAGGGCACCCAGCAGGGCGACGACGGCCGGCCGATCGGCCAAGGCGACGGCAAGGACGGCGACACCACCGGCCAGTCCGCGCCGCCCATGAAACCCGGCGATGACAAGTCCACCCAAGGCCAAGCAACTGCAGCTGGTGACACTATCCACGGCGGTCAATTCAATGGCCCGACCACGATCAACTCTGGCCCGACGCAGGACTCGGTAATGCAAACGGGCATGCAAATGGCGGTACAGGCAGGCGGAATGCTGCCGTGACCATCACCTCCTACCCGGCGGGGCCGATCACCCCCTACGGGGAAGCGGTGCTGCACAGCGGAATATCGCCGCTGGTGGCCTACCGCTACGGCGATCAAGTGTTCAACCTGATGGGCGGCCTGGCGCCGGTTCCCGGGATCCAGTCCGGCGTTCTGCTGCAGGGCATCAAAGGGCTGATGCCGGAATGGCATCTGCTGGATCAGTCCGGCGCCCGCGAGGACGGCGTGACCAACATGGGCTCGGTCCTTGAGCCGATTCAGCTGGAGATGAAGGTGCTGATCACCGGCAAGGAACCGGGGATGAGCCAGCAGCAGGCCGTGGCCCGCAAACGCGAGGTGCAGCGCGCGTGGATCGCAGCGTGGGCGGCCGATCAGGTCGGCGAGTTCTCGTGGACAACCCCGACGCTGGGCAAGTGGTGGGGCGAAGCGCGGTGGATGAAGGCGTCCAACGACGACATCCCCAACAACATCAACGCCACCCAGAAGTTCCCGTGGACCGCGCGGATCGACAAAGGGACGTGGCAGTCGACGCCGTCGGTGTCGCAGTGGCCGCCGACGCCGCTGGTGACCGATTCCGGTTCGGGCTGGCTGCCGTTGACCAACCGCGGCGACCGCGACGCCTGGTGGTCGCTGCTGTGCTACGGACCCGGCACGTTCAGTTTCTCCAACGGGCCGGCCAACACGTCCACGATCACCTACGGCCCACTGCTTGACGGCCAGGTCGTGCTCCTCAACGCCCACCCGCGTCTGCCGGTGGTGGTGGATCTGTCCCAGACGGCGATCACCCAGGTGTTGCTGCCGTATCAGCAGGCGCTGAAAAATCTGGTGACCTTCGCGTCGAACGGCAACATCGTCCCGCTGCTGCAGCAGTTCGAGTCGAAGTTCGGCATCCTGCCGCCGCAGACGAACATGGCGGCGCTGCTGAACGGCCGATTCACCAACCCGATCCCGAAACCCGCAGCCGCGCCGGTGGTCAACAACATCCGCGTGTCGGTGACCGGCGCCGGGACTGACACCAAGGTCATCGCGGCCTGCACCCCGCGCCGGCGGTATCCCGAATGATCTCCGACGCCGCGGCACGGCTGACGTCGAGTGACCCGCGGGTGGCGATGGCGGGTGCGACGTCGGCCACCGACAAGCCCGACACCGACATCTACGTCGAGGTGCTTGACCGGACCTACAATCTGCAGGGCTACGCCAACGATTACACCTACCTGTCGGTGATGTGGCCGCGCAACGACATCGAAACCGGCAGGCTTGTCCTCAAGGGCAACGACCCGATGGTGCCGGTCCTGCGGGCATGTTCGTCCACCGTCGTCCCGATCGTCATCAGCAACGGTTCAGGCACCCTGCAATGGTCGGGCCGGGTGTCGGACACCGACTTCGCGCTGGACAGCCAGGGCAACTGGACGTTAACCGCATCCCTGGTCGGCGATACCGCCTACCTGACCCACATGCTGGCGTGGGTCAACTTCACCACACCGATCGAATACCAGGGTCCGCTGCGCGAGGCGGTGTATGTCGGCAACGCGTGCACCGTCGTCGAAACGATCATCAGCGAGAACGCCTTCCGGCTTCAGGGCGGCTACTGGGACATGGCCAACGCGCTGTCGTCGCTGGACCCCGATTGGCGGGCATGGTTTTCCACACTGCTGGAATCCGACGGCAGTTTGGCCGACATGCTGCACGCGCCGGTCTATGTGATCCACCACAAGCCGTCGGAGGACACCAGCCCGTTCATCTTTCTAACCGCACGCTTCGACCCGATTCTGCATGTGGTGCAGGCCGTCATCAAGGACAACGGCCTTGACCTCGAGGTCAAGCTGTGGCGGCCGGGAGATCCGCAGCCCGACCCCGACCGCACAACGCTGCACATTCCCTGCTACGTCGTGACCGTCACCGACCGATCGGGCATCAGCGGTCCGACGGGCCGCGCGCTGGTCGACGGCATCTTCAAGGACTTGGCGGAACTGCAGCAGGGCGCGTTCGGCGAAGCGGCGGGACCGTTCGTCGGAACCCAGGCGCAGCAGTACGCCGCCGAGGGTATCTACATCGCACCGGAACTGGGCGTTAACTTCACCCCGCCGTGGGCGCTGATCATCGCCGACCACCCGAAGACGCCGCTGCTGTCGGCGAACATCATCGACCACCACACCCTGGCGCACACGACGATCATCGGCGGCAAGAGCCCGCAGTGGCTCGACGACCTGATCAACGCGACCCTGTCGTGGATGATCGACAGCATCGAGATCCTGATCGGCTTCACCGGCATCCCAACGGATCTGCTGTCGGGTCTGTTCTCCGACACCATCCTGGCCTTCGAGCTGGCGATCAACGAAGACCGCCGGCTGAGCAACGGACCGTATTGTTATCCCGAACAAATGTTCCCGTCGGCTGACGGCGCACCGTACAACGTGCAGTCGCTCTTCGACCTGCTCAGTGCGCAGTGGGATACCCGCGGCTTCTCGTCGGCGAAGATCAGCTTCCTCAACGGCACCAGCGGTTTACAGATCAACCGCGACATCTTCCGCGGCGGCATGATGATCGTCGCGCTGCAGAATTACGGCCAGGCGTTCATGGACTACGTCGAACGCATCACCTTGACCGACGACCGCAAGTCGGCCCGTGCGCGCGTCGAGGTGCAGGTCGGCGACGGCAAACTGCACGACAACCCAATGGCAATCTTCCAGCGAAGGCTAAAAGAGATGTGGAAGTTCATCAGCGCCGTGACATTGCAGGATCAGTAAATGCCGGTCATCATCAACAACACTGACGGCAGCCAGTCGGTCACGTTCACCGACGTCGATGTGACACTGTCGAATTGGGATCCGACCACCGGCGCCGCCGTGTGCACGTTCACCGCCAACGCCGGGTTCGGCACCCTGCCGGCCATCCTGCAGGGCGAACCCGGTGTGCCACCGGAGTTCCAGTTCTCCATGACGCAGGTTCCCTACGGGACCGCGCTGCCGTCGCAGAACCCGGCCGTCACCATCATCGACCCGGGCGGCCCGGGTGTCCCGTCGCAGATCGGCCTCAACTTCTACGTCAATTCCGGCGAACCCGGTAGCGTCGGCACGTTCGCGCTGGCGCTGGCCGCCGACCTGACCAACGCGCACACCGCGGCGGTCGGCAAGATCCTGGGCATCACCACCGCCGGGTCGTCGCCGGCGTTCGGGTTCGTCACCCCGCC